AAAGCCATACGCACCTGAGTTAGACGACAATGGTGACGAGACTGGCAACCTAGTATTCAAGGCTAAGAAGAATGCTGGCGGTACTCGTAAGGATGGTACAGCATGGACAGGTTCACCGCCTGTTGTTATGGATGCCAAGCGTAATCCTATCAAGGATGTGCTGATTGGTAATGGGTCTGTTGTCAAGATGGCTGTTGAACTAGTACCATACATGATGCAGTCAACCAAACAGGTTGGTGTATCCTTCCGACTGGTAGGCATACAGGTACTGGAACTTGTTGAGTACGGTAACAATGCTAATATGTTTGATGAGGAGGATGGCTTCGTTGCAGAGGCTGTAGCCAAGGATGATGCGGCAGATGTGTTTGATGACAATCAGGTAGATGCGGATGCCGAAGGGGACTTTTGAGGAACGAGTCATCTCTGACCTAAACGAGCGTGGCGTTCCACATATATACGAGCCGGATAAACTGGCCTACTATGTGGAGCGTCACTATGTACCTGACCTAAAGATAGGTACTGAGAACCAAGTTAACTCTATGTATGTAGAGTTGAAGGGGTACTTCAGGCAGGATGCACAGCGTAAGATGAAAGCAATCAAGGCACAGTATCCAGACTTGGATATTCGCTTCGTGTTTCAGAACGCTAACGCAACCATACAGGGTGCAAAGAAACGTAAGGATGGGACTAAGATGACTTGTGCTGAGTGGGCAAACCTTCAGGGGTTTGTCTGGGCTGAAGCAACTATACCAGAGGAGTGGTTATGAGTATCATTGATGTGAAGGAAGAACTAGTCACCGACATCGACATGAACGCTGAGTTTACTAAGAATGGACTGAGTGTATCTGTATACCTTGATGACGTTGAGTACAAGCAGAAGGTACACTATGATATGATGGCGTATCTTATGCTTGATGATGCAGACAAGTATGATGAACAGTTTCTTATATACTTTGTTCATCAACTCAGACTGATGGCTGACATTATAGAGGAAGGTATTGATGGAAGAGAATAGTGAGTTCATAAGACACACGTCTTGTTCTCATTGCGGCAGTAGTGATGCTAACTCACTATACAGTGACGGCTCTCACTACTGCTTCTCTTGCGAAACCTACACTGCTTCTGATGATCAGGAACAAGTAGCAACAGAGATGGAGGTTCACGATACAACCCTCATCCCTGTTGAGTACAGGGAACTGAAGAAGCGTAAGCTCACCAAGAAGACGTGTGAGTTTTGGGGCTACGGTGTAGCAGAGTACAGAGGACAGACAGTACAGGTTGCTAACTATCGTGATGCAACAGGTAAACTACAAGGACAGAAGCTACGCTATGCTAACAAGGACTTCGTAGCTACTGGTAACATGAAGAAGGTTGGGCTGTATGGTGAACACCTATGGCGTGACGGTGGTAAGATGGTTACTATCACTGAGGGTGAGCTTGATGCCATGTCCCTGTCACAGGTACTAGACAACAAGTGGCCTGTAGTATCCCTGCCATCTGGTATAGCCTCTGCAAAGAAGGCTATTGGTAGGTCAATCGAATGGCTGGATAAGTTTGAGTCAGTCATCCTAATGTTTGACAACGATGAGAAGGGGCAACAAGCGGCACTNGACTGTGCCTCTGTGTTACCACCCAACAAGGTAAAGATTGCCAAGCTTCCTCTCAAGGATGCCAGTGACATGCTGGTTGAGGGTAAGACAAGGGAACTACTTGATGCCATGTGGGGTGCTAAGACGTACCGTCCAGATGGTATCCTTGCTGGTACTGATATATGGGATGTGATTGTAGCTGATGATGACAAGTTCAGTATACCCTACCCATACACAGGACTACAAGAAAAGACAGGTGGATGTAGACGTGGTGAGATTGTTACGATTACTGCTGGTAGTGGTATTGGTAAGTCACAGTTTGCTCGTGAGTTGGCACATAATATTGTCAAGGCAGGAGAGACCATTGGATACATTGCCCTTGAAGAGAACGTAAAGCGTACTGGTTTAGGCTTGATGTCTATTGAGATGAACCAGCTACTACACCTAACACAGAAGGATGTGCCAGAAGATGAGTTACGAAAAGCTTTTGACAATACTGTGGGGTCAGGTAGAGTATTCCTATACGATCATTGGGGAAGCACTGACTCAGATAACCTACTCTCTAAGATTAGATACCTCGTTAGGGGATGCGATTGTAGATACATCATTCTTGACCATATCTCCATTGTCGTATCAGGCATGGAGGGTGGCGATGAGCGTAGAATCATTGACAATACTATGACTAAGCTTCGTGCCTTGGTTGAGGAACTAGACTGTGGTCTAATTCTTGTGTCCCATCTCAAGCGTCCGTCTGGTGACAGAGGACATGAGGATGGCGCACAGACATCAATGGCACAGTTGCGTGGTAGTGCTGCCATTGGTCAGCTATCCGACATCGTGATAGGGCTGGAGAGAGACCAGCAGGATGAAGACAATCCAAACACTAGTCAGGTCAGGGTACTAAAGAATCGCTGGTCTGGTGAGACAGGACTATGTTGTTCGCTTGTGTACGGTACAACTACTGGACGCATGACAGAAACTTTCTTTGATGAGGTTGATGAGGACGAGATAGAATTTTAACTAGCTACTGCGGAGACAGAGCATGAAACTAATATTTGATTTAGAGGCTAACAACTTGCTACCTGATGTGACTAGAGTATGGTGCATCATAGCAAGGGATGCAGACACTGGAGAAGTTCACGGCTTTGACCCAGACAATATCAAAGAGGGCTTAGAGTTTCTTAGTAAGGCTGATGTACTGATAGGGCATAACATTATTGACTATGACCTACGAGTACTAAACAAGCTGTATAACTTTGAGACAGATGCCACACTGATTGATACTCTGGTATACGCTAGAACAATCTGGCCTGATGTTAAAGAGGTTGACTTCAAGCTACACAAGCAGGGACGCATTGATGCGAAGCTGATTGGTAGCCACAGTCTCAAGGCATGGGGCGTAAGACTAGGAGAATTAAAAGGTGATTTCAATAGTGGTACTGAGAGCTTTGCAGAGTACTCAACCGACATGTATGAGTACTGCATACAGGACACCAAGGTTACGGAGAGCCTGTATAAAAAGATTGTTGAGAAGAAGTTTAGTCAGGGTGCGCTTGATCTGGAGACAGAGATACACACCATGCTTCTTGAGCAGGAGAGACTAGGGTTTCCCTTTGACGTACAGTCAGCACAGAAACTCTATACTAACCTAGCATCAAGGAAGGCTGAACTAGAAGAACAATTACAGAGTACCTTTGAACCTACTGTGATTGAACTAAAGACTAAGACCAAGACTATCCCATTCAATCCTGCTTCTCGTAAGCAGATTGGTGAGAGGCTAATCAGCAGGGGCTGGAAGCCTGAGGCATACACCGACAATGGTGAGCCAAAGGTAGATGAGACTGTGTTGTCTGGTATTGATATGCCAGAGGCTAAGATGCTGAGTGAGTACTTGCTACTCAACAAACGCATTGGTCAGTTAGCCACAGGTAAACAGGCATGGCTGAAGATGGAGAAGAACGGACGACTACATGGTAGGGTAAACCACATGGGTGCTGCAACCTCACGGTGTACACACTCTAAGCCTAACATGGCACAAGTACCTAGTGTTGGTGCTGAGTATGGCACGGAATGTCGTTCACTATTCATCGCACCTAAGGGGTACAGTCTACTTGGTGCTGATGCTTCTGGTCTTGAGCTACGTTGTCTTGCTCACTACATGGCTGCATATGACAACGGAAGCTACGCTGACGTGGTACTGAATGGTGACATCCATACCACAAACCAAGAAGCTGCTGGTCTACCTACTCGTAACAACGCTAAGACATTCATCTATGGATTTCTGTATGGTGCTGGTGAAGAGAAGATAGGTAAGATCATAGGCAAGGGAGCAGGAGAAGGACGCAAGATCAAGAACAAATTCTTGAAGAAGCTTCCGGCTCTGAAGTATCTAAAGGATGCTGTCTCCGATGCTGCAAAGGAACGAGGCTGGTTGAAGGGTTTGGATGGACGTATCATTCCTATCCGTCACAGTCACGCTGCATTAAACACTTTGTTACAGAGTGCTGGTGCTATAATCTGTAAGACATGGTACGTCTTTGTTAATCGTGCCATCAAGAACTCAAACTTGGACGCACAGATTGTGGCGTTCATCCACGATGAAGTACAGCTACTAGTAAAGGAAGGACAGGAAGATGCAACAGGGGAACTTATTCAACGAGCAATGCGAGATGTCGAACAACACTTCGGATTCAGATGTAGACTTGACAGCGAATACAAGTATGGAAGTAACTGGGCAGACACCCACTGATAATTGTACAGAATGTAGTGTAGAATTAGGTACTCAAAACTGGATGCCTTCTTTTGCTAAACGAAAGCAGAGAATATGTAATACTTGTTACAAGGATAAGCATAACACCAAGAATAGTAGGTTAACTAATCCACTACAGATGCGAGTGAATGGTAAGTATATCTCTCGTAAACATCCTCTCTACAAGGCAGGAAACTACAAGACATGGGATGATGTACATAGTCATAGTATACTAGAGACAGTTAAAGAGGGTGAGGTATATGTGATTACTAATCCTGCTTGGCCTGACTGGGTAAAGATTGGTATGGCTATTGATGCAAGGGATAGATGCAAGGGCTACCAGACAAGCAGTCCAATGCGTGACTACAAGGTGATGTACTCTGTAGCTACACAGGACAGACGCACTACTGAGGCTGCTGCACACAAGGCTGCTGAGAATATTGCTGAACGTAGGGGTGAGTGGTTCAAGATGTCAGTAGGGCAAGCGAAGGAGTGTATCCAACATGGACTTTGATTTCTTTTTCAAACTAATCATAACCTGTAGTTTCTTTGGTATAAGTATATGTCTGTGTATCAAATGGATTGTGGAGTCTTACTTAGACTACATACAAGTCAAGACTGGTATACAAGTTATGACACATACCCAGATTAAAGACCTAGAGAACTTAATCAAGAAGGAGAATGATGATGACCCTTTTGCTCATTGATGGTGACATCATAGCTTACAAGGCGGCTACCTCTGCTGAGACACCTATTAACTGGGGTGATGGACTGTGGACACTACACTGTTATGAGGCTGATGTAGCGGTACGCATTGAAGACCAGATAGGTAAGCTACTGAATGAAGCACCTGTGCAGGACTGTATCGTAGCCTTGTCAGACAAGGATAACTTTCGTAAGAAGGTTGCTCCCTACTACAAAGCTAACAGAAGTAATGTCAGGAGACCCATGCTTCTTGGCTGGGCTAGGACATTCATAACTGAGAAGTACAACACTATTATATACAGAGGACTAGAAGCAGATGATGTATTGGGAATACTTGGTTCTTCTAACGAAGACACTATTATCTGGTCTGAGGACAAAGACCTACGGACTGTACCAGCAAAGCATTGGATTGATGGGGAGGTTGTGGAAATCGGAGAGGTTGAGGCAGATCATAACTTCTTTGTACAAACTCTTACTGGTGATGCTACTGACAACTACAAGGGTTGTCCTTCAGTTGGTGCGAAGACTGCTGAGAAAATCCTTGAGTTTGGTGACGGCTGGGGTGCGGTGGTCAGAGCGTTCATTAGCAAAGGTCTCTCAGAAGAAGTAGCACTAGAGAACGCACGACTTGCTAGGATATTACGCAACGGTGAATATGACACAGATACAGGAGAGGTAAAGCTATGGAATCCAAGCACGAAAAACATGAAGACTATATGAAGCGTAAGCTGAAAGAGTTTGATGACAGAGCAAGTAGTATGTGTGAGAAGATTGCTGTACTTAATGACCGTAAAGAACGTGACATGGTTAATAGTCCTGCTCACTACGCTGATGGTAACATTGAAACCATTGACTACATTGTAGATGTGTTAGGTGAGTATGAGGCTATCAGCTACTGTCAGGGTAATGTTATCAAGTACACAGGCTCACGCCTATGGAAGAAGGGCAAGCCTATTGAGGATGCACAGAAAGCCATATGGTACTTGGAGAAGATGATTGAACTGTTAGAGAAAACAGAAGGGGTTAACTGGTAAGATGATTGACTTTTATGAATACCAACAGAAGGCTAGACGTACTGCTGTCTATCCTTCAAAGTATGCTATTTCTTATCCTGCACTTGGACTAGCTGAAGAAGCTGGTGAGGTAGTAGGAAAGATTAAGAAGATGATGCGTGATAATATTCCTCTGGAAGAACAGAAGGAAAAGATACAGGCAGAGATGGGAGATGTTCTCTGGTATCTAGCAGCACTAGCACATGACTGTGGGCTATCATTGCAAACAATCGCAGAAGAGAATTTAAGAAAGCTAAACAAACGTGCTATTGATGGTACTATACACGGAGAGGGAGACAACCGATAATGGATTCATATCAATCATACATCCATGTAAGCCGCTACGCTAGGTGGCTAGAGGATAAGGAACGAAGAGAGACATGGAGTGAGACTGTAGACCGATGGTGGAACTATATGACTGACAAGTTTCCTGTACTAGCAGAGAGACAGGACGTTAAGGTTGCCATTCATGACCTTGAGGTAGTACCATCCATGCGTACTATCATGACTGCTGGGGAGGCATTGGATAGAAATCATGTTGCTGCTTATAACTGTAGCTTTCTTGCTGTTGATGACCCTAAAGCGTTTGATGAAGCGTTGATGGTTCTTATGTGTGGTACTGGTGTTGGCTTCTCAGTCGAGCGTCAGTTCATTAGCAAACTACCTGAGATACCCTCAGAGATTGTTGAGACTGACGAGGTTGTGGTAGTTGGTGATAGTAAAGAGGGATGGGCTAAAGCCTTCCGTAAGATTATTAGCCGCCTGTATGCTGGGGAGATACCCCAGTGGGACACATCTAAGGTACGTCCTGCTGGTGCTAGGCTGAAGACCTTCGGTGGACGTGCCTCTGGTGCTGAACCCTTAGAGAACCTATTCAAGTTTGCGGTGAATACCTTTAGGAAAGCCGCAGGACGTAAGTTGAATAGCCTTGAGTGCCATGACATTATGTGTCAGGTAGCTGCTGCTGTTGTGGTTGGTGGGGTAAGACGCTCTGCTATGATTAGTCTATCAAACCTAAGTGATGACCGTATGCGTCACGCTAAGATGGGTAACTGGTGGAACGATCAGGTCAACCGTAGTTATGCTAACAACTCTATCTCATTCACAGAGAAGCCTGACATGGGTAGCTTCCTCCGTGAGTGGTCAGCCCTTTATGAATCTAAGTCAGGTGAGCGAGGTATATTCAACCGTGAAGCAGCCCAAGCTAAGGCAGAAAGTATTGGCAGAGAAAGCCGCAGCGATTTTGGAACGAACCCCTGTGGAGAAATCAGTCTCCGAAGCAGACAGTTCTGTAACCTATCCGAAGTTGTCATCAGAGAAACCGATGGTGTCGGAGACCTCGAAAAGAAAACCGAAATCGCAACGATCATCGGGACGATTCAATCAGCCCTTGTGGACTTCAAATACCTGTCACCGAACTGGAAGAAGAACTCAGAAGAAGAAAGGCTACTAGGCGTATCTCTTACTGGTATCTTTGACCACAAGATTATGTCAGGTCAGGGTGAGTATGAGAAGTCTGTACTTGGTGGTACACTAGAGAAGCTTCGGAATATCACTCGTGATGTTAACAAGGAGTGGGCAGAGAAGCTAGGCATCAACCCATCAAAGGCTATCACAACTGTTAAGCCTTCTGGTACTGTGTCACAGTTAGTTAATAGTGGTAGTGGTATCCACCCACGCTATGCCAAGCACTACATCCGTAGGGTACGAGCAGATGTCAAAGACCCTCTAGCTACTTGGATGAAGGACAAGGGTGTTCCATGTGAAGTGGATGTATATAACCCACAGAACCTAGTGTTTGAATTTCCTATGGCTTCTGCTTCTAATAGTATGACACGTCATGATATTAGTGCAATCGAACATCTAGAGCTTTGGCTTACATACCGTAACAAGTGGACAGACCACAACCCATCAGTCACCATCTATGTAGGTGAGGATGAGTGGGCAGAAGTAGGTGCATGGGTATGGAAACATTGGGATGAGGTGTGTGGTGTATCCTTCCTTCCTCGTGAGGATGATAACCATTCATATGCACAAGCACCATACGAAGAAGTAACAGAAGACCAGTACAAGAAGTTACAAGCAGCAATGCCTGTGATTGACTTCGCTGAATACACAGAAGTCCTTGATAATACTACAAGTTCTCAGGAGCTTGCCTGTACTGCTGGTGTCTGTGAAATCTAAAGTAACCCTATTAGCGAAAGTTTGCATAAAATGAGAGTTCTAGGAAACGATTATAACATTACAGATGGCTTAATTAGAAAGCTTTCTGAACTGTATCCAGATAAACTTCCGCTTAATCAGATTACCTCTGAGGAATTATCTTTCCTCAGGGGGCAACAGTCTGTGATACAAAAGTTACATGAATTACAAGACAACGATTTTGAGGAAAATTAAATGGGTAGTTTAATGGGAAGAACCCCTCGTCCAGCACCAGTACCAGCGAGACCAGTAACAGCAGTTACGAAGACTCCTGACATTGAGATGGACGACACAGAGTTAACATCAGAAACATTGAAGAAAAAGAAGACTGGTAAGAAGGGTCTGAAGATTCAACTACAGGACACAGCTACACAAACAGGTAGTACTGGTTCTGGTGTTCAAGTACCTACAGGAGAGTAACTATGGGTGGACTACGAGGAAAGAAAAGTAGCCCTGTAGCTTCTACTGCTTCGNTTAAACCAACCACTGCTGCTGCAAGGCAGACAGAGAGTGGGGAAGAGGCAGAATTAGATACTACTTCTACTATGTTAGGGACGAAGAAGAGAGGCAAGAAAGCCTTGGTTATACAACCAGCAGCCGCTAATGTAGGTGGTACAGGACAATCAGGATTAAACATTCCAAAAGGATAACTAAATGGAACAAGGTGTAGGTGAAGTAGCTAAACGCTACAGTCAACTTGAAGGGGAGCGAGACACCTTTTTAGAACGAGGACGCGAAGCAGCAAGGCTTACCATTCCTACTCTTTTACCAGATGAAGGTCATAGTAGTTCAAGTATCTACAGTACACCATATCAAGGTATAGGGGCAAGGGGTGTTAACAATCTCGCATCAAAACTGCTTCTGGCTCTGCTACCTCCAAACAGTCCCTTCTTCAGACTAACTATTGATGACTTTGATTTACAAGCTATTGCTGGTGATAATCGTGGTCAAGTAGAAGAAGGACTAGCACGGATTGAACGTGCAGCTATGCAAGAGATTGAGGGTAAGGCTATCCGTGTACCTGTATTTGAAGCCCTAAAGCTTCTTATTGTTACAGGTAATGCTCTTGTATACATGCCCAAGAAGGGTGGCATGAAGGTATACAGACCTGACCGTTACGTTGTAAAGCGTGACGCTATGGGCAATGTTCTAGAAATCATAACCAAAGAAACAGTATCACCGCTAATGCTTCCAGAAGAAGTACAGGCGATGCTGCAACAATCAGATACTCCAGTTAAATCTCTTGACCTCTACACCAAGCTTATAAAGACTGGTAGGGGTTTTGAAGTATTTCAAGAGGTTGCTGATATAGAAGTCCCTAAGTCTAGGGGAACATTTAAGGATGACACAAACCCATTCATCCCTCTTCGGTTTATCCGCATAGACGGAGAAGACTACGGACGTGGGTATGTAGAGGAATACATAGGAGACCTAAGAAGTCTTGAGGCACTTACTCGTGCTATTGTACAGGGTAGTGCTGCTTCTTCAAAGGTACTCTTTCTTGTGCGTCCAAACGGTACAACGAAATCTTCTGACCTTTCTAAAGCACCCAATGGTGCGTTTCTGAATGGTGATGCTAATGATGTGTCTACCCTTCAGGTACAGAAAGCCGCTGATTTCCGTGTAGCGTTAGAAACCATGCGGATGATTAATGACCGTATGGCTGCTGCCTTCTTGTTGAACAGTTCAGTACAACGAGCAGCAGAACGAGTGACAGCAGAAGAAGTACGCTTCATGGCACAGGAACTAGAGACAGCCCTTGGTGGTGTGTACTCTATTCTGTCTCAGGAGTTTCAACTTCCTCTAATTAATATCTTGCTTAACTCCCTACAGGCACAGGGTAAGATGCCTAAGATGCCTAAGGATAGTGTTAAACCCACTGTCGTTACAGGTATTGAAGCGTTGGGTAGAGGGCAAGACCTTAATAAACTTGCAACCTTCTTGCAGTATCTACAGCCACTGGGGGCTGAAGTTATTGCTAGTGAGATGAACATCAATGACTACATTGACCGTCTTGCTGCTTCTCTTGGTATTGATACCTCTGGCTTGATTAAGTCACAGGAACAGAAGATGCAAGAACAAATGGCACAACAACAGATGATGCAACAACAAATGATGGAACAGACAGCTATGCAAACGGCACAGCAAACCGTGCCAAGAGTAGCTGGTAACATAGACCCTGACCAAATACGTCAGGCATTGGAGCAAGTTAGCGAATGACAGATGCACTAAATACACACGAAGAACAGCCAGCAGAATCACAAGAGCATATTGATGCTATGTTAAAGAAGGTAGAGGGACAAGCACCCTCTGATCGTCCTGACTGGTTGCCTGAAAAGTTTAAGAGTCCAGAAGAAATGGCAAAGGCTTACTCAGCATTAGAGAGTAAGCTTGGTAATGGTACTAAAGAAGAGACCCAAGAAACAGAAGAACTAGCTGAACAGGTAGAACAGACTAGCTCTGAGGTTTCGGAAGCCCTAGATGCCAAGGGACTGGACTTTGACGTATTTCAACAAGAGTACCTAGATAATGGTGAGCTTTCTACTGATGCTTATAAAGCACTAGAAGAAGCTGGCTTCTCTCGTACACTTGTTGATAGTTGGATACAAGGTCAGAACGCCTTGTCCTCTCAAGTAGAAGCAGAGATGCACTCACTTGTGGGTGGACAAGAGCAGTATGCTGAACTTATGCAATGGGCATCTAACAATCTACCTGAAGCAGAAATAGATGCCTTTAATGCAGCAATGGATACACAGAACCCTTCTAATATTAGGTTTGCTGTGCAAGGACTTAATGCACGTTATCGTTCAGAGGCTGAACCAAGTCTCCTTCAAGGAGGCACAGGTGCGGTATCCTCTGGTGGGAAGTTTAATAGCAACGCAGAATTAACTGTAGCTATGCGTGACCCTAGATACGCGCAAGACCCTGCCTACAGGCAACAAGTCGCTGATAAGCTGGCTCGTTCTAGTCTGTTCTAAATGTTGCATGGGATTGGGGGACTTGTTCTCCCTCTCCTTCTAAACACATCTACTATGGGTGTGCTTAGAAGGGGAAACCCTAACACGAAGCTAACATAACAAACGATTACCCTGACCCCTTGCGAGGGACAATCTTGGAAAAGGATGTAATGCAATGCAGAGTGTACTTTAACTCAACATAACATTACTAAGAGGTAATTAAAATGGCACAAGCTGCTTCAAATCCGGCCTATAGCGTAAGCTTCCAAGGCCAAAATAACTTATCAGGTGACGTGCGTGACCTGTTTCTCAAGCTGTATGCTGGCGAAGTCCTAACAGCTTACGAAGAGAAGAAAGTCCTTATGGACAAGGTACGCACTCGTACAATCTCAAAGGGTAAGTCTGCTTCATTTCCAATGACAGGCCGTGCATCTGCTGAGTACCTGACCCCCGGAAACGAAATCACTGGTGGCGCAATCCGTGCTGGTGAGCGTATCGTTACTATTGACGACTTGCTAATCAGTTCGCAGTTCATTGCTAACATTGACGAAGCCATCAACCACTATGATGTACGTTCAATCTACTCACGCGAAGCTGGTATTGCACT